GTCAAATGCCCGAAGAAAAAGCCAAGGCCGGTCGCGGCCGGTTTGATGAAGCTCAGATCACCAAGATCCGCAGCATGCGCGCTGAAAAGAAAGAAGATGGCGGTCCTGTGCATTCGCACGCGGCTCTGGCGGCTGAGTTCGGCACCACGGCCGGGGTGATCAGCCAGATCGTCCGGAATCGCTCCTACACTGATGCGAACTACAAGCCCGTCAACGACGGCGTCTGATCGAATCGGCCTGGAACGAAAATGGGCGTTCTCGAGAGAGACTTGCGTTTGGTCATGAGAGACCAGACAAAGTTCCCTCTCGGGAGCGTCTCTTTCATTGAGCCGGGAAGAGGCTCAGACTTTGGCCTGCCTGACACTATGGTGCTGATCGGCGGCTTATTCATCCCAATAGAACTTAAGCGAGGCAAGAGCGTAGTTGCTCACCTTCGGCCAAGCCAGAAGTCTTGGCATAAACTTTCCCTCTCTCTTGGCGGTCGGACTTATGGCGCGACCTTGGTTGCCGACCCTGAAGGCGATCAAGTCATTCTGTTTGAGCTGAAGCTGCCGGGGGGATCCCTCTCTGGCAAGCTAGAAGAAGTTGAACTTTGGCGCTTCTCTTTGTTGCAATTCAACTATGCTTCTCTCGTCAGGTTTTATGTAATGTCGCATAAATAATCAACATTCTGGTCTTTTTACGTGCCTTTGGGCCGATAAGAAGGAATAAAGGTTCAAAGCGAGGAGCAGGCTTTGAGGCAGTGGGCGGTCGCCAAGATAAGACAGGGACGCGAGGTTTCAGTTTGCGAAGAACTGAGCTCGTCTCTTTCTATCGAGGCTTATTGCCCAATGTTCCTGCGTTGGAGAAAGCTGCCAAAGCATCTTGCCAAAACTCACGGCAAATCCAAAGAGCTGATTAGCTCCGTCTTGTTCCCGTGCTACATCTTTGTGAGAGTTTCGAATATAGGCGAACTGGCAGCAGTGGCCGGTCTTCGCGACGTGTTCGGATTCATCTCTACCGAAGCCGGACCTTGCTTCGCGAGCGATAAGCCAATCCAGTCTTTGAGAGATCAGGAGCTGCTTGGGCTCAATGATGCCACCGACAAAGGCAACAGCTTGAGGAATTCTGAGCGGCTCTCCAATATGGTGAACGGCCTCAAGAAGCTGGATCTGTTTGACTATCTCGGAAAGAAAGTCTATCTGAAAGAAGGCCCATTTAAGGGTGCTTCAGGCATCGTAGAAGCTTACAGCGATAACGATGGGACAGTGGAATTCTGCATGGGCGCTGTGACTTTCCGAGCGGAAGTCCAACACGTCGCTGCGATCTAAAGGGACGATCGGGACCACCGACCTCGAACGAGGCGACCGACCCCTAGGGTTCAATACCCTGAAGGAGTTAGTATGCCCGGCGAAGATCAACCAGCAAAGAGCTCAAAGGCTCCTCCCGGCATGGTAGCTAAGGCGGACGGATCTTATGTGTTCGCTCCTGGCAACCAGCTTTGGAAGCTTGCTCTTCGCGCTGGCCTCAGCAAGAGGCTTTACCTCGACCCACAAGATCTGCTTGAAGAGGTTTGCGGCTACTTCAAATGGCTGGAAGACAACCCTCTGTTTGAGTCGAAGTTGGTCAGCTATGAAGGCTCCTCGTCCATCGAGGAAATCCCCAAGATGAGAGCCGCCACGATCGGCGGCATGTGCTTGTATCTTGGCATCGATGAGTCCACTTGGCGAGCTTGGAGAAGCCAACGGGATGCCGGGCATCGAGCAGAGTTGTCCGCGATCATAAAGTTCGCTGAAGGGTTCATCAGAGATCAGAAGTTCGGTGGCGCTGCTTCTGGACTGCTGAACGCGACGATCATCTCCAGAGATCTTGGCCTTACCGAGAAGACTGAGATCGCAGGTCCGGGGGGCGGACCAATCGCAATTGATGTCTCCGGCATGAGCATGCAAGCTCTGCTTGAACTGCGGCAAGCTGTAGCAGTTTCAGAGAAAGCTCAGATGGCAGCCGATGAAGAACCTGATACTCAACAGGACTGACCTTCTTGCGATAGACAGGGAAATCGCTAGAAGGAGCCTTGCTGAGTTTGCTAAGATGGCATGGCCGCTTCTTGAGCCTAGCACTCCGCTCAAGTGGGGCTGGGCTCTTGACGCTCTATGCGCTCACCTTGAAGCAGTGACCTACGGCCAGATCCAGAATCTGCTGGCTAACGTTCCACCGGGCATGATGAAGTCGTTGATGGTCAACGTCATCTGGCCTGCTTGGGAATGGGGACCGGCCGGTAAGCCTCATCTGCGTTCTCTTAACACCTCGCACAAGCAAGAACTTGCGGTCCGAGATTCGATGAAGTGCCGTCGCCTGATTACCAGTCAATGGTTCCAGGAACGCTGGCCTCTGGTTCTAATGCAAGACCAGAACACCAAGACCAAGTTCGAGAACCAAGCCACAGGCTTCATCGATGCCATGGCCTTCACCTCCATGACAGGCTCACGGGGGGATAGGGTCAAGCTAGACGATCCGCTGTCGGTGGATAGCGCAAACTCCGAAGCTGACCTCAAGTCGGCAGAGCTGACCTTCAATGAAGCCTTGCCAACCCGCGTCAACGATCTCGAGAAGTCTTCGATCATCGTGATTATGCAGCGGCTGCACTCCAAGGACACTTCTGGGATCATTCTAGACACCGGCTTGGACTTCGTGCATCTCTGCCTTCCGATGGAATTCGACCCAGAACGTCGCTGCGTAACGCCGATCTTCTCCGACCCACGGACCTACGAGGGGGAGTTGCTGTTCCCCGAGCGTTTCCCGGCCGCTGCGGTGGCCAAGCTCAAGAAGCAGCTAGGCTCCTACGGATCTGCCGGACAGCTGCAGCAGCGGCCGTCGCCACGAGGTGGTGGCATGCTTAAGCGGCACTGGTTCACGGTAAAGTCTGCCGCACCAACCGGCGTGCGTTGGGTCAGGGCTTGGGACCTTGCTGCGACAGACGATCCTTCTGCTGCTTGGACGGCTGGAGCGAAGATAGGCGAGGCACCTGACGGCAACTTCTGGATAGGCGACATGCGTCGCATCCAAGGCAGCGCAGAGGAAGTGGAGCGTTTGCTCCGGAACACTGCATCTCGCGACGGCATAGGAGTCAAAGGCTCCATCCCTCAAGACCCCGGCCAAGCAGGCAAAGCTCAAGTCCAGTACTTGATCAAGAAGCTCGCTGGCTACCCCTACACTTCCTCTCCGGAGAGCGGCGACAAGGCGACCAGAGCGTCTCCTTTTGCTGCGCAGTCTGAGGCAGGCAACGTATACCTTGTCGACGGACCTTGGGTAGAGACCTTCTTGGCTGAGGCTGAGGAGTTCCCCTTCGGCAAGTGGAAAGACCAGATAGACGCCGTGAGCCGGGGCTTCGCTATGCTGACTGCCTCTTCCGGCTACAACCTCGATAACCTCTGATTGGAGGCGTGATGACTGACAAGCCGCGATATCGCCTCCAAGCTGACGGCAAAGTTCGCATTGTGACAGACGGCATCCAGAACTTGGTCGCCAACCTCGGCACATCCCGCGACAAGGCTTCTGCGTCTGGCTACTATCTGAACATGATCGACGATCAGCAGTTGATGGCTGCGTATCGCGGCACTTGGCTCGCCCGCAAGATAGTTGACATCCCAGCCTTCGACGCGTTCCGCGAGTGGCGCACTTGGCAAGCCGATCCGAAGGAAGCCAAGCTTCTGCTCAAGGAAGAACGCAGGCTCAGCATTCAAGGCAAGCTTCTCAGGGCTAAGATCTCAGCCCGGCTGCTGGGGGGTGCAGCCCTGTTGATTGGTGACGGCGCACTCGACACCAGCAAGCCTCTCGACCCGACGAAGATGGCCAAGGGTGGGCTCAAGTATGTCACGTTGCTGCATCGTCGTCACCTCTCTCCGGGAGAGTACGACCGCGACGTAACCTCTGAGTACTTCGACCAGCCCAAGCACTGGACGCTCAGCACTGTGGGTGGAGCTGGCATCAAGATTCACCCGACTCGCTTGGTCATGTTCAAGGGTGCTGAAGTTCCCGATGAGTCCTATTCCTCGCACTACGTAGGCTGGGGCGACTCAGTCCTGCTTGCTGCGATGGAAGCCGTTCGCAACATGGACGCTACCTCAGCCAACGTCGCATCTCTCATCTTCGAGGCAAAGGTTGACACCGTCGGTGTGCCCAACCTTATGGCTCAGCTCATGCGGCCGGATTATGAGGCTCAACTCACCAAACGGTTTTTGATCGCAGAGCGTGGCAAGTCGGTCAACGGCACCCTCATCCACGACACGGAAGAACTGATCGGGCAGAAGCAAGCGAACTTCTCTTCTCTCGCTGACATCATCGACCGCTTCATGCAGCTTGCGTCCGGCGCGGCCGACATCCCGATGACGAGGCTTCTTGGCCAGTCGCCTGCAGGCATGAACGCCACAGGCGACAGCGATATCAGGAACTACTACGATCGCATCGCGGCAATCCAGACCTTGGAGATTTCTCCTGCGACCCGCATCTTGGACGAGTGCATCGTTCAGTCTGCTCTTGGCGGCAACCCTGACGAGCTGGAATACAAGTGGTCCAGCCTATGGCAGCTTGACGCCAAGGAGCTTGCCCTGATAGGTAAGACTCAGGCGGACACCGTCAAGGTTCTCTCCGACACCGGCCTCTTCCCTGATCAACCTCTGGGAGAAGCGGCCGTGCAGGCCATGACGGACAGCGGCTCCATGCCGGGCCTAGACCATGCCATGAAAGCCTACTTCGCTGAGAACCCAGATGAGGAGTTTGGCGCAGAGAAAGCTGAGGCCGCTAAGGCTGAAAGCGAACATCAGATAGAAGCTGCTGGCATGCTCGCTAACGCCAAGGCTTCTGCTGCTCAGCCTCAACAGAAGCCTGCAGACAAGTCTCAGCTTCGCGCGGCAGACGCGGCTCCTGCTACGCTCTATATCCACCGCAAGGTGCTCAACGGTGCAGAGATCTTGGGATGGGCTAAGGCTCAGGGCTTCACCGAGGCGCTTGAGCAGGACGATCTGCACGTGACCATCTGCTGCAGCCGCTCTCCGGTTGACTGGATGAAGGTTGGCGAATCTTGGGAAGATGAGATCAAAGTCGCGGCCGGTGGCCCAAGGATAATGGAGAGATTTGGTGACGCTACAGTCCTTCTATTCGCTTCTTCTCGTCTTTGCTGGCGTCATGAAGATATCAAGCGGTTCGGGGCTTCTCACGACTATCCTGACTACCAACCCCACATCACCATCAGCTATTCGGCTGCAGGCCTTGACCTCTCGACAGTCAAGCCTTATGCGGGAGAGATCGTCCTCGGTCCGGAGATCTTTGAAGAGCTCAATGAGAGCTGGAGAGAGGAGAAAGGCCCATGATGAACAGCATCGCCTTCGTCGATCAGGTTCCGCTCAAAGGAGCACGAATCACGGCCGACGGATACCTTGTGGCAGAGGTTCGTTGCGCTCGCGTCGGATGTCAGGACTATCTGGCTGACGAGATCGGAGTACCGGGGGGTGGATTCGTATCACTCTACCGGCCGGAGACTGCCGTGTTCCATAAGGACAGCTTGGCCACCTTTGCAGGCAAGCCGGTGACCATGGGGCATCCTCCGGTCAACGTCAACGCAGACAACTGGAAAGAGTACGCAGTAGGCGACATCGGGAACGAGATTGCGCGCGACGGAGAGTTCGTCCGAGTGCCCATCAAGCTCATGGATGCTGCGGCAATCCGTGCTGTCCAAGATGGCACAAGAGAGATCTCTATGGGTTACACCACAGACATCCAAGTCGTCGATGGCGTTGCGCCTGACGGAACTGTTTACCGGGCAGTCCAATCTGGGCCTATCCGGATCAACCATCTTGCCATCGTGCCTGTTGCACGCGGCGGATCTCAGCTTCGCGTGGGTGACGCGGCTGAGTCAGCGAGTTGGGGCGCTTCCCCCATCACCGACCGAAAGGACGTGAACATGGCTGATGCCGTGAAAACTCGCATGGTCCTCGTTGACGGCCTCTCCGTCGAGACGACCGATGCAGGTGCGCAAGCTATCGAGAAGCTGCAACGCACCATTGATGCTCAGGCCGCTGAGTTCAAGAAGAAGGCCGAAGAAGCCGAGGTTGAAGGCGAGAAGAAGATGGCAGCCAAGGATGCCGCCATGGCAACCAAGGATGCTCAGCTCGACGCTATGGCAGCCAAGGTTGTTGACGCAGCCGCTCTGGACAAACTCGTCGCTGACCGCGCCGAGCTGATCGGCCGCGCCAAGGCCATTGCTCCGGCCGTCGTCACTGATGGCCAGTCTGCTTCCGAGATCAAGAAAGCCGTCGTCGTCGCCGTTCGTGGCGCAGATGCGGCCTCCAAGTCGGAAGCCTACATCGATGCAGCGTTCGATCTGCTGCAAGATGCAAAAGCTGACCCGCTCAAAGGCGCGAAGCTGGCAGACGCTCCGGGGGGTCTCGAGGAGGCTTACCGGGACCGCGACCAGCGTCTGAACGACGCTTGGAAGACCCAACCCGTCAAGAAGGAGGCCTAATCATGGCACCGATCTTCGATACCCAAGGCACCTACGATTCGGGCATGGCTGTCGCCTATGCAGGCATGCTTGCCGAAGGCCAGGCTGCTCGTGACGTCGCTTCCAAGATCGTCACGACCGCAGCTGTTCCCTTCGGTCGCGCCGTTGGTGTCGGCTCCGCAGACGGCACTTGCCGTATGGGCGGAACTGGCTACGTCGGCATCACCGTTGCGGACAAGAGCCGCGATGAGGATGAGTTTGACGTTGGCGAGCTTGCTGCCGTCCTGCGCAAAGGCACCATCTGGGTCGCCGTCACCGTCGCCGTCGCCGATACCGACACGGTCTATTTCGTGCCGGCCACTGGCGTCATCACCAACGTTTCGACCGACAACACCGCCATTCCTGGTGCACGGTTCGAGACCACCACCGCTGGCGCAGGGCTCGCCCGCGTCTATCTGGGCTAAGGAGGCCTCGACATGAACCAGCAATTCAAGATCATGGACGCGCAATCTGCGCTGTCCTTCGTGGTTGCCCAGCGCACCCACATCGAGTCGGAGGTCATGCGTCGGGAGTATCCCGAGATCATGTATCCCCGGCTCATCCCCGTGGATACGACGGCGAATCCCTATGCGCCGTCGGTCACCTTCTTCTCGCAGGATTCGGTCGGCAAGGCCAAGTTCATCAGCGGGAAGGGCGATGATATCCCGCTCGTGGACATCATGCGCACCAAGTTCGAACAGAGCGTCAACGAGGCCGGTATCGGCTATTCGTTCTCGCTGATGGAGATCGGAGCTGCGAACCAGCTTGGCATCTCCCTCTCGAACGAAGGAGCGATGGCTTCGCGCATGGCCTACGAGAACCTCGTCGAAGAAGTCGCCTTCGTCGGGAACACGGCTCTGGGCATCGAAGGCCTGCTCAACACCACGGGGATCACCACTGCTGCCGCAGCTTCCACCTTTGCGGCAGCGACGCCCGATGAGGCTCTGGCCATCATCAACAGCGTGATCTCTGATGTCTGGTCGGACACGAAAGGCATCGAGCGGCCCAACACCGTGCTGATCCCGATCGCAGTCTACGGGGATCTGGCGACACGCCGCATTGCGGACACGAACATGACCATTCTGGAGTTCATCCAGAAGGCCAACGTTTACACCGCATCCACCGGCCTGCCTCTGGAGATCATCGGCATGCACTGGCTGACCACGACCATGGTCATCTATCGGAAGGATCCTTCGGTCCTGAAGATGCACATGCCGATGCCGCTGCAGTTCATCCCGCCTCAGTCCCGTGGGCTGCAGATCGACGTATACGGCATGTTCCGGTTTGCGCCGGTCAACATCCGCCGTCCTGGTGCAATCCGGTACACCACCGGCGTGGCGTCGTAAGGAGGTCGAGATGGGCAAGCACACAAGCACCTATCCCGGCGTTCTGGTTCTTCCCGGAGGGAGAAAGATCTCCCTTCACGAAGACGTCGAACTGACCGAGAAAGAGCTCAGCAACGTCGGCGTCGCCGA